AAACCTGATGCCCAAACATAACTATCTATTAGATAGTGTAAGCACCATAGAATGCCGACTGAATAGTGATGGTCACAGTAGCAGTGTTAGCATCAGTCAGCTGAGGCGTAACTTGCAGAGCATCCATCTTACCGATCCAGTAGTACTGGCTATTCTGAACAGTGCCCAAGCCAGGAGCAGTCGAAGAGTACTTAGTAGCGGTGGTGCCACCAGTAGGCTGGCTGTTCATCAGAGTGAAACGGAAGCAGTACTGTTTACCATCACCGACCATCGAGCCCAAGATATTGGAAACTTCATCAGCCCAATCAGCAGGGATGTAAGACATCGTGATCTCCATCGAAGGAGCATCAGACTGACCTTGAATCTGCTGAGAGGTAGACGAGCCATAAACAGGCACGTTAACAACGTTCGGAGGAGTACCCATAGCAGGGAACTCACGAATGTTCTTGATACGGCAGAAGGTGTTAGCTGCCTTGGTGCCACCGATAGTGTCGATTTCGGTTGCAAACAGAGCTTGGAACTCAGCTGCAGTGTCGAGAGCAGCAATAGCAGCAGATGTCAAGTCAGTAGCGGGAACAGCAACTGCCAAGTCCGAGAACATGCCAGCGCCGATAGAGGAAATATGAGCCATTTAGAAAACTCCAAAAAGATTGAAAGGTATCGTGTAAGTTGCACGGTATAGCGTTGGATTGTCAGCGTCAATTCCTGAGAATGACAGAGCACTCTGAGAACACTGAATACTATAGTCGTTTGAGGCGCTTATAGTTTTACTATCCAAATAACTATCTAACTTATCTGCAATAAAAGAAGCGCGTTTTTGACCGTTTCCTGCAGGTATGAATATATCTATAATCAGTATACCTGACAGAGAACGACGGTTGATACCGCGACCTCCAGGTATTACAGTCACTCTTACGTACTCGTTACCGGGTTCAATTGCTACAAAGTTAGCTGGGAATGTTTTAATATTCTCAGCCTTCCAAGCAGGAGTGCCGAATATTGATAGAACATCTTGCGTTACAGCACTATATTTATCCATATTAATCCTTAAATATTGTTATAAGGATTATGTAACCACTGTTAGTAATTACATCACCGAGACGCCATGTAACTCCGTTTATCTGTACACTATCATACAACGAAATATCACCAAGGTCTTTCGACTTGAACATTAACTGTTTAGACATCACATTAGACTCTTTAGAAGTCTTTTTAGAATCTACGATAACAGCTTTAGTTGTGATATTGGTTGTTGTAGTAACGACTGACTCTCCCGTTGAGAAGTCAAAGGAAGCGCCAGTCTTTTTTACAAACACAACAGACACAGCAAGATCCTTTATCAAGTTAAACGCCATGTTTAACTTAGAATCTATTTGTGCAGCGTAACCCATTAGTTAGCTCTCCACCACGTGTTTCCACTGGCCACACCACGCATAGGCTTAGTCAGACGATCTACGGTAGGAGACATCCACGAAGCATTTCTCACATTAGTCAAACTAATAGAGCCAATGCTAAGGGAGTCCACACTACCTGTTTCATCCAACAAGCCGTCGTTGTTAAGCAGGTGATAAGCTAACTCAAAGGTCGCAGTTACAATACGTGGAGGAGTACCTGCAGTATCGAAAGCAACTTCAAAACCAAGCCGAGGGTCAAAGAATGAACCCTCACGAGGAAATGCAAGAGGTTGTGCCTCACTCACAGCAATGCCTGTCCAAACAATACTGTCCAAAAGACTAGTAGCTGTAACGAGAGCACGTGCTTTGTCTTCATCAGACGCACTTGTCCACGCTGCAACATCTAGTCTATCTGCAAAGTACGCGGAGGCTTCTACTACAGTTACGTAAGAGTTTACGCCTTTAGTTAGTGCCATAAGTGAACCTCACTGATTAAGAGTGGAACACGGGCAGAATGCCCAGGCTCAGTGCAGAAGACTGCTTACGCTCCCAGACACCCTTGGTAGAAGCCAGAGTACCGGACACCACAGAAGTAAGAGCCAAAGGAGTAGAACCTTCGACAGCATACTGGTAAGAGGCGTTGCTTGGGAAAGCATCAGGAGTACCAGCCCAGTTGTAGCCAGCTGGGTGAGCAATGTAGCCCCAACGATACCAGATCTGAGTAGTACCACCGCCGCCATAGGCAGCAGCTTTACGCTCGATTTCAACGGAATCAGGAACAGCAATCGGCTCCATAGCAATAGCGCCAGGCAGTACGATGAACGAAGTCTTCTGACCGACCAGATCAACACCAGCACCAGTGTTAACTTTGGAGAACTCAGGACCAGACAGGCCTTGAGAAGCACGAGTCTGAATCAGGCGGAACTTACCACCGAAGATGGTACTGAAATTGACATTACCTTCGGAAACGCGATCTTGGTCAACCAAGTTAGCGGAACGCAGAGAGGCAACAGTCTCAGGAGAGCACACCAAGTAAGCGTACTCAGGCTCATAGTCCTTGAAAGCCATACCGAAAGCCTTCAGGAAGCCTTCAGCACGAGCTGCGCCCTGGACAGTACCAGTAGCATCGACGATGTTCTTAGCAGCGCCAAGGTCAACGTAGAAGCCGTATTTCTTGTCGGTAGGATCATTGGTGAAGGTTTGTCCACCCAGACCAGTGGCGCCAGAACCAGCTGCAGTACCGTTCAGTACTTCAGAGATCATAACACCGCGCAGAACAGCCAGGATAGCGTCATGCTCATCTTGAGCCTTGGTTTCACCAAAATCACGACCGATCTTAGCCAAACCGTCAACTTGTGTAACCACTTGTTGCATGTTGACTTTAGAAGCGCCGTGTGTACGAACTGTCTTGATGTAAGTCAGGTAGTCAGAGCTGTAGGTGGAGGTTGTTCCATCAGTAGCATTTGTCAACGAAGCCACGTTAACGGTGGGGTTCATTGGTTTGTACCAACGCATTTGACCAATGAAGCTTTCGCCATCAGTCACGATTTCAGGGTTGCCAGACACAATACCAGTGCCAGACAATTTCTTAGCATTGGTGTACGCCTCATCGGAGTAGCCACCCAACACTTCTTGCAAGACAAAGTTGGATGCGCCAGCCAGATTGGTAATAGCAGTCATTTAAATTCCTTAAAATTGATTAACGCTTACGAAGTTTACCTTCTTCAGCCATTTTGATAACTTCAGCCTGAGACATGTCAAAGAGAGATTTCTTTGTACCAGAGTCACCAGAGCCACCGGGTTTAGCAGGTCCACTGCCGCCACCAGTAGATACTTTCTGTTTGAACAAGAAAGCGTTAGCGTCGTCATCTGCAAACGTTTTAACAAAATCTTTTACTGATACACCGGAGCGATGTACCCAGACTCCAGATTCATTTTGCACGAGCTGTCCTACTACTTCAGAGTAAGCCATCTCAAGTGCCTTGTCGTTACGGAAGTTTTGACTGGATAGCACATTACGCACTTCCATATCACGGGATAGCTTAATGACCTTATCTTCAGCTGCCTTACGAGCTGCACGCTCCTCAGACAAACGAAGTTCATAAGCTTCTTTATGCTTTCCCTCTTCTTCCAGACGTTTCAAATTCTCTTCGCGTTCTTTCTTCTCGAACTCTTCAACCTTCTTCTCTGCCGCTTCACGCTTGGCGTGGGCCGTGTCAAGTTTCTCCTTGATTGGCTTGAGCGCAGCATCGATACCATCTTGAACAAGCTTAGCAACCATATCAGCGTCTTTTTGAGCTGGTGTGCGGTTATCTGGCGTGCCTTCGTCAGTGTTAGGTTTATTAGTATCGTCTTGGTTTTGATCAGCCATTTTCATTTTCCTTTTAGAGTACAACTCAATTGTGGGAAGGCATACAAGCCTGCCCGTTTGGGAATTACATTTATCTATCTATTCTTATGAGGTTTATCATAAGAAACAATACACTAAGAGACTCTACCCTTAGATATAATATCGGAGGGAGAGCTCTTGGGTTAATTTAACGGTTTCGTCAACCCACTCCGTACCACCCGTAATCAGTCTTAAAACCAGAAGGAACTTCTTTAAGAACGTCTTCCTTTTTGAGGATATCAGATTCTTTCAAAACCTTTCCACCGATTTTAGATCTTCCTACGATAGGTACAAGTCCTGATTCGATTGCTTCATTCATGTACTTTTGGTACACTTCTTCTGGCATGCCTCGTGAACGCATTTCATTAAGAGTTTCTATGATAATATTCTTATCCATAGATCTGGCATAAATCTTGCGAAGTGCTCTACGAGCCTTTAGCATGTCAGCTGCATTAGCAAAGAAAGCATCGTGAATTGTCGAGGTTGCAACACCCTCATCCTTACCCCACATGTGGAATTGCTTCACAAGTGTTGCATCGTTTGAGTGATTGCCATTAACAGCAAACGCTGTTCTAGCCTTTGTTGCATCCGCTATGTCGTTTATCTTACCTTTCTTGTTGATAGCTTGGTCCCACCAGCTTGCTTCTGTTTTCTGAGGTACTTGTAAGATATTAGTAACCCATTCTCCATTAGCGCCTCTATAGACCAGCTTCTCTTCAAAGCTTTGTGTGAAGTTCTGCTCGATAACCTTTCCATCAAAATTCACCCATGGGATATTTGTCCAGCTCTTTGGTAGCTTATTAGCTGTGAATATCTCTATTTCAGACAGCGTAACTTCTTTACCAAGAGATGCTTTTTCAAGACTGATCCCAGGTGCTCTGATTTCTAACTTAAGGTATTTAGCACCAGTCCTTCGTGTTTCAGGCGAGTCAACACCATTAACGATTTCGTCAAGTGTTCCGTTAGGTTTCCAAAAGCCAAATCTCTGCAAGAATTTTTCGCTTACAGGTTCACCGGCTTTCGTACCTAATATTTCACTGATCCTGTCTGGTAATACATAGCCTTTCTTTTTACTACCTCTTATCTGAAGCTTTGCGATCGTACCCCAATCAAAATCACTGTCAGATGGTTTTGCAAACTCTAAGAAAGACTCAGCCAATCTACCAAAGAATCTTGTGAAATCTTTAAGCACTGGCACTTGAATCTCCAAGTGTTCACTCATTATCTTAGCAATCTCTTGAATGTCAGCAGGCGTTACAACCTTGCCGTACGATTGAGTAA